GCGACGGTGGTAATCTTCCGAATAACAGCATCGTCAGGAGTCAGAGGGTCTTGGATTAGAATCCATTCACCAACGACAAAACCAGTGGCCGAGGTAACCGAGATCGTGGTCGCAGGAGAACCTGAGGACGCGGTAACGGCTGCGGACAGCGTAGTTTCAATGTTCGTAACAGGAACAAGAGCAGCACCATTCAGTTGAGCAGTGTAAGCAATGTTCTTGGGGGTAAACTCATAGAGTTCGGCAGACGCCCGAGCAGTGTGACCAGTCATAACCGAGTAAACTACGGTATTCTTGACACCTTGCGAGAGGTCAGTATAGGTGGGTTCAGCCGTCAATGCGAAATTCTTGATAAGACCGACCGAGTGCGCTGCACGGGTCAGGTTAAACAAGTCGGCTTGAGGGCCGATCAGGAGCGTCGCGGCCCCAAGCATGAAACGGTTCGTGTTGGCTAGACCATACATTCGAGATTAGCTCCTTTACAAAATCTTGATCTTCATTATACTTAAACCCAACGACCTAAGTATGGTTTGTTTCGAACTAAAGGAGTTCTAACTGTGGAAGAAGAAAAAAGCTTTACTATCAGGTTGCCAGTCGGGCTTGTGGACCAGCTTGATATGCGTACTCAAGTAAATCTCCGTTCGCGGACGAAAGAGATTCAAACTCTTCTTGTTTACGCCCTCGATAATATTAACGAAGACGCTGTTAAATCTAGGGAACAAGCGGGACGCTCGTTGCCCGATCAAAAGCAAACCCCTGAAGAATAAACTTAAACTGTCTCGTGGTGGTCTTAGTGACCGGACTAACTCTTAGTTCGTTCAGGGCCACCACGGAGCCAATTGGTTGACCATTACCGTAATGAATATATGGATGCCTAGTTTGTGAACGAATCTTGTTCACTAATTTACCTGTGGCTTCATTAAGAGTAAATGTGTCATTAATAGACAATACAAACATTAAGTGTGATTGCATTAGACTATCATCTTCTTCGTAATCAAATTGATAGATACCAACAAGGTTCCCCGCAGGGAACTCTTGCTCGTTGACGTTCTCGTCAAAGTCAAACACAGTGAGATTATACTGAGGATTCTCAAGCTTGAAGCGATTAGCGATTGCCAGCATTGAGGCCCATGAGTTTTCGTAGGTATTAACTTCCACTGCGAATTCCTTTAACCATATTCAAAATCTTAGAACGTATCTTACTTTCAAAGAACCATTCTGTATAGGGGCCAATTAGGGGACGATCAGCGTCGTTAGCCCACAGCTTCATCTTGTTAGCGTCTGAGATAGGTAATTCTCGAATAGTGTCCTCAGTATCCCTATCGATATTAGGGAAAGGATTGACGACTATTCTGACAGTACGTCGAGCCTCAGCATTGGCTCTAGCAAATTGTCCACGGTCGTTTCTATATACAGTGTCAATTCGGCGTCTAATGCGAGGATTATAGAACCCTTCGGTTTCAACTTGTTCCAGCCTTGTCCGCATAGTCGTGCGACCAAACAGCTTTTCGCCGGGGAGGGAGAAGAGTTCAGCCGCAAGGGACTTGCTCGTCGGTGAGATACCACGATAGAAAGCGTTCCTCGGGTACGTGCGTTTGCGCTGCATCCATTTCTTTGAGATATCCTTCCAATCTTCTGGGCCACCATTGAAGCTAGGTGCTTGGTCACGACCAATAGCCGTGGCACGAAGAATACGACCATACTGGCCCTTTATCTTCTCGACCTCTTCTACGATAGGCTCGAATATAACGGCAACACCAGCTAGTGAGAGGTTGTTCACCGTCTCAACTATGGCGTAATTGAAGTCTTCGTTCATCCCGCTTTTCTCGCTGTGGCAAAGTATAGACCTAGCTGGGTCTCAACGTTGACAACAGTATAAGCCTCAACTTTATCGTTGGGTAGTAGGGGATAGTCACTAATGATACGAACAAGGTCAGCGCCAATACGCATCTCATCTTCTTGAGTTTTGGTGAACTCGATCACAGCCTTGATAGCTGAAGGTGCTGTACCTGTCTTCTTGGGAAGACCAGTGACGCTATCGATAGCCTTGGTGGTCCTGACCAGAGAGGCAGCAGGATGGGTGACTTCAAACAGCTTCATAGTCTTATGGATGACGCGACCAGCGAACAGAGAAGGACCGTTCTCACCGGCTAGGTAGAGTTTCTTGGTCGTCTCATCTCGGACGATATCACCGGGCAGGAGCTTTGTATTAGGATACAGCTTTAGAATCCTGCGAGGCAGGTTGAAATAAGTAGCTGATTCTTCAATGGGAACCGCTAGCGGTTGAGCCTTAAAGCCAAAGCCCCTCAGACAATAGAAGGGGCTAGCGAAGGGGTCCATAGCATGAGCTAGGTCCATATTAGACTCCCGTTACAGGATCGACAGGTGTAGTCACGATGAATAGGGGAGGATTAGCAACGGCTCCACTCGTATAGATCAGACTTAGATAGTAGTCGTAGCGGTCATTGATAAGTTTCTCCAATGGCTCAAGGCTAGTAATGGTACTTAGTCTTGTAATTTTAGAGGTCTCAGATTCCACCGTCTTGAACATACGCATACGCACAAGAGAGAATAGACCGGATAGAGAATGCCAGAAGATCAGTTGCTTGGCAGCAAAGACTAGATCAAGGTTAGCTGAATTCAGAGCAGCTAAGAAATCGTTTCCATACTTACCAGACGAAAGGTCAATGTAGGAACGATAGAAATCGATGGCGGAATCAGGGACTTCACTATCGCTGGCCCCAAGAATCTTACGAACTTCTTCAGCCGTATGACTGATGAAGAGATCGGGGACGACGTAATAAGCGTACTGGTTCTCGAATACCATACCTTCGATGGTGTAGGTCACATCAATACGATGCTGACGGTACTTCTCATCGGGGTCTAGGGTGTGAACGCTGGCAGGAATAGCAACCCACGCTGACGTTTCATCTTGAGCTATTGTGATAGGAGTTGAAGCAACAACTTCCCCATTCATATCACGAACAACATAAGCGGCAAGAGTCGGAGAAGCCGGGTCTTCTCCGATCTTAAAGTTTACTAGAACGTTTAGGGTTTTACCCGGAAAGACATACATTGTCCTTATACCTTTATGTATTAGGCGGCAGGTTTTTGAGCAGGAGCATCCTTAACTACGGCGGTCTTACCGGAAGTTCCGGTATCCTTTGCCTGAGCGTCCTGTCGCTCAAGGTCTTGGGCGTCCTTGACGACCTTAACCTTCTCGACCTTACCAGAAGGGAGTTCCTTTCGGTAGGATGCGAGGGCTTTTTCGTCGTCGCCACCTTCTTGACCCAGATGATTAACGAATTCACCCCAATCAGAGCCTTCAAGAACTTCAACGACCTTAATCCGATCGTGATTAGCTAGGCTTTCAGCCCACGAGGTAAAGGGGGCAATAGTATCGCGCTTGCTCGAAATGTATTGACCGTTTTGCGGGTCTTGCAGACCACCATCACCAACGGCTCTCAGAATAGCTACCTTCATAATAATTCTCCTTATTAGAACAGGAAGGTATTGTGTGGGATATACCTTCATATTACAACAGTTATTATCGGGCAAAACAAAGCCGGGAACAAAGTCCCGGCTTCATTAAGTGACTAATCCAGTGTGGCCAGATTAGTTAGAGAAGTCGTACACCGAACGAGTGTCGCCGTGGATTAGACGGAAACCAGTGTTCATGGTACGGAAGTAGCTGATCGTTTGGTTACGAACCGAACGATCCGACTCATTAATCAGCGAGCCAGCTTCAATCAGTTCTTCCAGAGTATCAGCCTTGGAGAAACCGATCAGCTTGCCAGCAGGGGCCGAGGACGAGAGAACGAAGTTCACAGGACCTTGGAACAGAGGCACACCGCCGAGTTGGAAGCCAGCGCGAGCCAGATTCTCATTGACGCCACCACCCTGAGCCGCTTGAGGCACAGCGAACAGTTGGAGCCACTGGAAGTAGGCATCGTAGTTACCGACAACAGTATCGATAGGCAGTTGATCCTTAGCGCGGTTAACCAGCCACTTCAGGAGACCCTTCCACGAGATGGTGCCAGCGACGGCAGTGGAATCTAGAGTGGATTGTTCAACTTCAGGAGCAGCACCGTAGGTCGCATCAATGCCGGTGGTCAGGGCGTGACCGTTGACCAGAAGATTGGTCGCGGAGCGGACACGGCTCAGTTCCATTTGGCGTTGAGCGCGGTTAGCATAAGGAGTCATGATATCCAGCGAGATTCGACGTTCGAATTCGTAGGAAGTCCGATAACCCATACCGTGCTTGAAGATACCGACCGATTGTTGGCTCGTGCGGATCGAGCTAACGGGAATGTTAGCAGTCTCAGCGATGATACCAGCAACGTCGTAGTCGTCAGCCTTATCAGCAACAACAGTCGAAATCATTTCAACGCCGTTAATGGTACGCGATTGCGAAACCAGCGAAGAGACTTGTTCGAAGTTGTCTTGCTTATACTTGTAGGTCACCTGATCGTCAATGACTTCAGGGAAGAGTCCACGAGTACCGGGGAAGGTTTGGAAGGTGTCAGCAGCAGCTTGCAGGAGAACGCCGTTTTCAAAGTCGTTCGCCACAGGCAGTTGCAGGGCAACCTTAGCTAGATCGTAGCCGTTCAGGTTAGCAGCAAGGGCTTGTGCCTTAAGTTGCTCATCCTTGGTTTGACGGACATCGACCGAGAGGGTCAGATAGTCCCGCATAGAAAGACCGGCTTCTTTAGCACGAGCAACAAGCAGTTCACCCGCTAGTCGTGATTCAGCAGGATTCTCGTCACGGAGCTTACCGATAACGTCCTCTACTGATTGTCGCTTGATAGTAGCGAGATTATACATAGTTACTCTCCGTTTCCTTAGATGAAGTGGACATGGGCGCGACGATTGGTAGCGTCGAGGAAGACAGTGTAGTTACCCGCAGCTTGGGCCGCGAACTTAACTTCACCGTTGCCAGCGCCGACAATCGATTTACCGATACCAGCCACGTCACCAGACGTTAGACCGGCCTTATAGGGAACCCAATCGATGAACTTCTCTGAAACAGTGCAGACAGTAACACCTTCTTGGACACGAGCTTCTAGAACTTCTAGACGCCCGACAATAGCATCGCCATCAGCGGCGAGCTTAACAGTCTTTTCGGCAGTCGTGTCTAGAGACACAGCCTTACCGAGGTCAGCTTGGGTTACAGCACCCGAAATGTACCAAGTTTCTTGGTAATTCTCAAGATAGCGACCCTTCTTCGAAATAGTGCCGTACATTACTTAGTTCCTTCTTTGGCTTTGAAGGCTGCGAAGCTAAGAACGTCGCTACCCTTCAGTTTAATTTCGCTCTTATCGTCTTCCTTGGCATGAGCGCCCGCGAATAGATTCACGAGGTTCTTACCAGAGCTATCGATCAGAGAAATCGCAGTCGCTACATCAGTAGCTTCTACAGGAGCTTTCACTCCCGCAGCGACTTGCGCCTTGGTCGCTTGATCCTTGAGATACGCAGTGGCAGCTTCAAGGGCAGTTTCAGCAGCAGCGAGTTTAGTCACCACGTCTGTATCGATCTTTCCTTCGGCTTCAGCCAGAGCGGCCTCCGCTTTGGTAGCCCGCTCGACAGCGGCATCAACTTCGGCTTGCTTGGCAGTCACTAGTGCTTCAACAGCACCGTCACGTTCGGCAAACTTCGCAGTCAATAGGGCTTCAATTTCAGCTTTATCCACTGTAGGGTTCTCCTCACTAATAATGTCAGCTAGGTTAGCAATGAGTGGCATGAATGTCCCATGGTCATTTTGGTGAGATTTGGCTGCCAACTTATATACTTCTGAGTTGATAAATCGGCTGTCATTTGCAGCAACAATCCGAGCGCCTTTACTAGCACCAGTATCAACAATACTTTGTTCGATCCATTGATCGAGACCGTTAATTAGAATGTGAACATTGTCATGACCGACCTCGTGACCTTCATCACAGGTTAGGTTCATAAGGTTATCGATTGAGCCTTGCTTGTAGTCGAAGCCACAGGCAGAGCAATTCAGTTCACGACCATTGATACCAATACTCACTTGATCGGTAACACCGGAGTTGATCTTGGCAATGAGCTTGTCTTCGGTCCTATCAATATAGAACTGTGAGGAAAGCTCCCAAGCACCATCTGGGTTCTGATCGACACGAGCAGCGAAAAGACGACCAACATTTAGAAGATCGGTCTCGTGCATGACGTGAAGAGGAAGACCTTCATCAGAGGCATTAAGAGTCGCCGCCATTTCATCTAGCGTAATTTTCTGGGTTACAGCACCAGCGAAGAGGCCACTACGGCGGCGAAGGGGTCGAGTGTTCAGTGAACGCGATTCAAATACAGCAACCTTCGAAAGATCGATGGCAACGCCACCGTTCACGCGGGTAATTGCAGCGATGATCTCGGCAGTAATAGGAATCTCACGCATTACGCAGCAGCCTTTCTAGTTACATCAGAACCCTTGGCAGCACCACTACCCTTAGGAGTAGCCGCGCGATCAACAGAGTTCCCTTGTTTACGAGCGTTGCCCGCAGGATCAGCAGTCGTTGTTCCATCCCCAGCGGGTTCAGCCGCAGCAGGATTCATGAACTTCGTACCACTCAATTCA